CTCTTCGTACCAATCGGTATTGGCGGCGGTAATGCTGGCCATCTCCGTCAGTTGGTTCGAGTTGACGATATCGGACCACTTAGGGTCTGCATTCTTGTTCAGGTTGTACGGATCGTTCGTCTCGTTCAGGTCGTCCTGGTTGCAGAGCGTCGTCCCATTGAACAGGCAGGGAATCTGGAGGTCGATGGGGCCGACGATGTGCTGGTCGATGGTCAGGACGATGCCGCCAGCGGTCGGGTTCATAACGGCGGTCACGATGCCGATGAGTTTGACCGAATATCCCCACTTGGTCGGATTAAACCAGGTGGTGTGACAGTTGCCCCAGTCCCCAGACAAGCCCGTCGACGCCGCGTCATAGCCGGTCATCTTGTGGACGTTCGTTTTATTGACGTACTCCGAAGGTCCGGTTTGGGAAAGAATTTTGGCCTCCATGGGGTCGCCCGACTTGAAGATGGAAACCCAAGGGGCCTCGGCGTTGAGAAGTTCGGAGTCCGTGTCGTCGAACTCGGAAGTGATGTCAAACTTGCCGATTGTGACGTAGTACGTCCCGGCGCTGTCGAAGCTGTAATATCCGTTTCCGTCCATCCATGCGGGGTCGCCTGCGCCTGACGTCAGCTCGACGTTTGCGCCGTAGGCAGCGACCTTGCTGATCCATCCTTGGCGCTGATCGTTGTGTCCGCCTAGGCGGACGCGCGGCATGTTGCTCTGCGTGAAACTGACCGTCCCCTTGGCAATCTGCAGACGTGCCGAACCGTCAACGGATACCGTCCGCATCTGGAACTGTTGGATGATGGACGCGGCGGGCTCGACTTGCTCGACTGCCGGACGATTGTCGGTGATGACCGCGCCGCCAGGGGTGAAACTGACCGAGGGTCCTTCGCCGAGGTAAGGCATCGGGAGGGCGGACTGGACGCCGGCCGCAAGGTCGTTCAGCTGCTTCGCCTGAATAGGCGCGCCCGCCTCGAACCGAGAATTGAACCGCGAGCCCGATCCGTTGAACCCTTGGTCTTCCATCGTCAGGCGAAGATGGCGGTTTCCATCGGGCCGTAGATGTCAGAATCCCATCCCAGCTCGCCGCCGATCATGATGTCATAGACGACCTTGATTCCCGCGTAATTATCCGGCGTCCCGATACATTCCGCATTGGCGGCCGTAAGCAGGCATAGCCCAGGGGAGAGAGCGCCGAGGACGTCGTTGGGGGTGATGAGCTTGAACATGTCTCCCTCGGTCTTTAGGGTACGTCCGACGCCGTTCGTCATGTAGGCCGACCGGTATCCCTGTTCGGTGTTGAAGAAAACAACCCCTCGGACCGAATACATCGGGCGGAGGAATTGACGAATGCCGGCCTTGCGGTTGCGGGTTCCGTCCGCAGCCAAGCCGAAACCGTCGAAGCGCCACGGGGCGTACGCATCGCCCGAGGGAATGAAGATGGGCTTGTTCGGGTTGCTGGATGGCTGCGCCGGAGGACCTGCCAGAATCTGAGTCGGGGAGTCCGCGCCGATCGTGGCGTCGGTGACGAGCGTAAAGTTGGGGTGAGTCTCGATGGGCTGGGCGGTCGTCGTCGAGACGCCGGAAATCTGGGCGTCCGTATAACCAGAGCCACGGGCGACGCCCATGAAGTCGATGACCAGGTTGGCCACGCCGCCGGCGGACGAGGTGATCGCGTACTTGTACGACTTCATCTCGAACCCCACGTCGTCGGGGTAATCGAACCCCATCGAGATATTGTCGATCACGTCCGTGATATTGGACGCGGCCGAATCAATCACATAGGTGATTTGAGCCTGAGCCAGTCCGAAGGCGTCGACGGTCAACGTGCCGGTCGCCTGTCGTTCACCGAGAAGGATGAGGTCCTTTCCGTAATCCTTGCGCGTGGGGAGGGGAGGGGGCATGGCTTTATTTAGCGACGTTCGTCGGTTTCGGCAACGGTCGGTTTTCCTGATTGTCCACCATCTTCTTCGTATTGTCGGCCGTCTTGGTGGCCGCGTCCAACATCGAGGTCTGATAGGTTCCCGACATGATGGAACCGACGTCGCCGCCGCCGATGGACTGGAGCGAAGATGCGGCCATTACGCGGGCGGCCTGGAGCAAGGGCGGACCTTCCCGCTGCTCCTTGGGCTTCTCGTTCTCCGCCTTCTGGAGCATCTGAATCGTCTTGATGGCTTCCTGAGCCGCGTTGACCTTGTCCATGTCGGCGAACCAGTCGTCCGCCTCGTAATCCTTGAGGGCTTCGATGGCCGCGCGGATGGCGTCTTCATCACCCTTAAGCTCGCTGTAAATCTGGCCGCCGATGGACCGGCCTTCCTGCTGCGCGGTTCCGCCAGTCTCGCCGACCTGACCCATGGTTTCGATGACCACGGCCCCGCCAAGGTTCTCGGAGCCTTCCTTGCCGATCTGCGCGACAAGGCCGGCAAAGACGTCGGTCATGGTCCGCTTGAAGCGCTCGATTCGGCGCTCGGTCTTGGCAAGGTTCTCGACGGTCTGGTCGCCCATGACCTTTACGGACTTGGTGAACTCGTCGATGTTGATTTTTCCGTTCTTGTAGATCGCGGAAAGTTGTTCGCCCTGGGTTCCGAAGAGCTGGACGGCGCGCTGGGCGGACAAGGCCTCGAGGCCGGTGCGGTCGTACTCATCCGCCATGCGGCGAAGGACTTCGATGGCCGAGATGTTGCCCTTGCGGACTTCCTCTTCGCTGAACTTGAGCGCAAGGAGGGTGTTGCGGTGATTGCCGGTTCCCTTGGACGCCGCCTCGGTCGCCTTCTGGAAGTAATTCATCGTGCGGCCGACCGCTTCCATGGAAACGCCGACCTCCGCCCCGTAGCGGGCGACGAGCTGGAACTCCTTCGAGCTGCCGCCATTGCCGAACCGCTTGAACGCCTCGTCGACGCCCTTGGCGTACTTGAGGGTATTGGACATGCTCTCGGTCAGCTTTCCGAAGATCGCGGAAAGGGCCAAGGCGGAGGTGATGCTCGAGGTCGTCGACTTGTTGAAGTCATCCCACCAGGAGCCAAGCGCGCCGCTGGCCTTGGTGACGGCATCAGCCGCCCCTTTTGCAACGTCGGAGAAATCCCCGCCGAATTTAACTTTTACGTCTTCGCCCATAAATTAGTTTTCCCGCCCGGCTCGTTGCTCGGCTTTGTATTTCTGGATAGCCTCCCATTCGGTGTCGGACATGACGGACACGTTGGCGCCGGCGGCCGTGCTATGGGCGACGTGCATCCAGATCGCCTCGGCCTCGGGCATCGTCCAGGCTTCCTCGAGGGTGCAGCCGTTGCGGACGAGGGATGCGACGACGACGAGCTGCCAAGGGATGCCTTCCTTGCTCGACGTGCTGTTATTGTCGGACTTGTCCCAGAAGCGCGGCCAGAAGGCTTGCTCGTTCAGATAGGCAATCAGTTTGCCCATCTCGGCGATAAGGATGCTTTCCCCGTAGGTCATGCGGGCGACCCAGAATTTCTCGCGGAGGGTCGGAGGGGTGATGACCTGGTCGAGACGGGACGAGGAAAGAATCTTGACGGCCGCGACAAGGTGCTTCGCCGTCATGGGCCTGCTGGGGTCTAGGACCGGGCTGTTGATGGCCTCCAGCGCCACGCGGTGGCGGAGGCAGAAAGGCAAAAGGCGACGCCCGCAGACCTCAATCGAGGGCTGCAGGATTGTCGCCGCCTTGATCCACCTTTTCTCCACGGGTGGTTTCCCTTTCGGGAAATTAGGCGATCTCCTGGTACTTCGTGACGTTCAGACCGACGCGGCGGAAGGACTCGTTCGTGCCGTCGTTGCTGACGTCATCGATGATATACTGAACGCCGCCGTAGGTGATCTGATTACCGGCCACGGGGACGGTGGCGCCTTGCTTGAGCACGCCGACGAAGTTAAGGTTTCCGCGGAGGTCGTCCTTGCGGACGGTGACGACGCGGCCTTGGGCGTCCTTGACCTCGACCGAAAGAGCGGTCGACTGCTTCAGGTTGTCCGACTGAATCGTGATGAAAGACGAGGTGACATCCAGGGGACCGAACTGGTGTTCGACGCCGTAAGTTTGAGGGAGAGCCATGGGTGGTCAGGTTTGAGTGAACGCGGCAGTCAAGCCGGGTCAGGCGGGCGGGTAGACGGCCGTCAGGGAGTATTGCATGATGTTGCCATATCGGCGGTCGGCCACGCCCTCGTCGTCCGCGTCGAACTTGGACATGTAGAGTTTGCCCTGCGTCCAAGACGATTGCAGGCCGGGGACGTCCATCATGATTGCCTGAACGGCCTCGCAGCGCGCGCGGTGGTCTTCCAAGGCCTGATCCTTCGTGGCCGCGTCGTCGGCGGAAGAATAGACGTAAATCTTCACCGTCAGCTCGAAGTTGCCGAGCCAGTAAGCGCCGAGGTCCTTGGCTCCTCGGGCGGACTCCGCATGGATGATGATGATCGGGACCGAGCGCTCGGAGTCGGTCTGGCCGACGACGACAGGCGTTCCGGGCAGAAGGGCGGCGTTGGCGTCGAACCAGGCCTTGACGGACTGTTCCGCGATCGTGCGGATGGAATAACGAGGGGTAGGCATTGTCTTAGAAATATTTGGAGGTTCCCGTGGTCATGCCCTTTGCGGTCGCAAGCCAGAGGGGAATCTTCTTCTTGTTCAGCTCGGCGGCCATCTTCACGCGCATCGCGTAAGCCCGATACGAGACGGCCAAGGCGACGAAGCGGTCGTTGCCGGCGCGCTTGCCGATCAGGTTTCCGACGATGACCTCGGGATGCATCGGCTTGTCGCCGTCGTCCTTGCCGATGGCGTTGGGCGAGCCTTCCTGGTGCTGAACCCAAGTCGGGCCTTTCGGGGTCTGCCCCTTCATGCGCTTCGCGGCGAACCAATAGGCGGATTTCAGGATGCCGACATCCTCCTGCTTTTGGCGGATGTATTTCTTGATGTCCGAATCCTTGGCCACGATGGCGAAGGGGTGTTTCGAGCCACGGGCCGACGCGGTCAGCGAGCCGTGGCCGTTGTCGGTTCGGTTGGCGTTGTGGATTCGAGCCATCCCGCCGAGATCGCCAGGACCGATGAAGGCGTAATTCGTACCCTTGGAAAACTTCTTCTGGAAGGCGTCCCAACGGAGTTGCTTCCCCTTGCCTTGGATAGTCTCGCCTTTGCGCTTCGCCCACATCTTGAAGACGTCATATCGGCCGAGGGACGCGATCTGCTCCTTGTCGGCGAGCTCGACGGGGCGGAAGATTTTGCGGATGGAGCGGGCGACGTTGTCGGCCCCGGCCTTCTTCGCGTCGCTGGTGTTGCCCGTGCCTGGGGACTTGCCGGCGAACGGGCGGGAAAACCTGACCATGTCCGAACAGAAGAGGACGGCCTGTTCGCGGATGACGTCCGCCATGTTCTTCCCGAGCACGATGGAGTAGTCGTGCAGATGCGCCATAAGGGCCGAGGCGTCGGTCGTGACGCCCTTTCGGGCCGTGGTCCCCATGTCAGGCCGGTCCGCCCTTGGACTGGACGCGGACGATGATCCAAGCCGACGGGGGTCGGTCGTTGATGGCAACGATTCGGTACTGCTTGCCGGCGTAGGTGATCAAGCTGCCGAAGGCGACGACGCCAGGGTGGGCATCGGTGTCCGAGCGCAGGAACTTGACGTCAAAGGAAGTCGAGTTGAGGAAGCCGCCCGTCTCGAGGTCCTGCTGGACCATCGGGGGGCTGATTAGGACGTTGAAGGCCACGGCGGCCCCCGTCCCGAGATGGACGGAAACGGCCTTCGGAATCTCCGCGAGGATTTCGGCGGCGTCTGCCGCCCATTCTGCGTCGTATAGGCCCATGGCTCAACGCGGCAGTCAAAACGCCTCCTAGAGCCAGCCAGAGGGGTCTATGACCCCGCCCAAAAGAAAGACCCCCATCGCTGGGGGTCTTGTCGTCTGGACTTAAACCTTTCGGCTTAGAGGTCGGTGATGACGACGCGGAGGGCGGCGTTCGGATTACCGACGGAGTTGCCGATGATCCAGGAAGCCGAGAGATTGCTGAGACCCTTGGTCCAGTCGTACCAGGAGCGGAGCGAGAAGGCGAAGCCGCTGTCCGGGTCCTGGACGGTGATCTGCTCGCCACCACCGGTGGTCGGGGCGGACGGGACGCGGGTCACGATGACGTGGCCTTCGCGGCAGGAAGCGATACCGTTGAGGTTCTGGCCGGCAGGGGCGGAAGCGAAGCCGTTGTATTCGTAGATGTCGACGCCATGCAGACGGCCGACCTTACCATCGCGGATCACCGAGGTGTCGCCGATGGAGAGGTACTGGGCGACGGACGGGTCCTGGAGCAGCTGGCCGAAGGCGTCGGGGCTGAGGAGCACGGCGCGGTCGGAGAACGGCAGGTTCGCCTTGGTCATGTTGGTCGCGCCATTGGCGACGGCAACGCGGTTGAAGTTGGCCTTCGTGCCGGTGTAGAAGATGCCGGAGTAGTTGGCGGCGGTCGTCTGGCTCAGGACGGCGTCGAACATCGACTTCACGGTGGCGTTGGCCATCGGGGCGATGAACACGCGGCGGAGCATGTCGAGGGAGATCGTGGCGACTTCGGTGTCGGTGAAGGCGGTCGCGACATACTTGTGGTCGGCGAGCGTCACGGCGACATCGTTCGAGACGGCGTCGGCAGGGACGAAGCCGGTCGCACGGTCGTAGGTCGAGGCCGTGAAGGCGCCGGCGTAGCGGGTGTGGACGACCTGACCCTTTTCAGCGACGTAGGCGCTGAAGTCGGTCGTGGCGATCTTGTTGAGGGGGGCGAGGACCGGAACCAGGGTGCGCAGCGTTTCGGCGGCGACGAACTGGGGAGCCAAGCCCTGGTTGAGAACGGAGTTGCTCATGTGGGATTAGGTTGGGTGAGAGTTGGGGGTGGAAATTACTTGATGCCGACATGCGCAAGGATGCGCGCGCGGTTCTTGTTGTAGAAAGCGACCTTCTGGGCCGAGTCCTTGATGCCGCAGTATTCGGTCCAGATTTCCTCGTCGGACTTGCTGGACTCGGCGACGGCGTCGGCGGGGGAGATTTCGGCGGGGGCCACGCCGACGGAAGCGGCGATCTTAGCGGCGACCTTGCCGACGGACTCGATCTGGGAGACAGCCTGGGCCTTGACGGCGTTGGCTTCGGCGAGGGCCTTGGTCAGCTCGGCGACCTTGGCGACGGCGGCGTCACGTTCGGCGACGAAGCCGGCCGCGTTGGCGGCGACTTCCTTCAGGCCTTCGAGCTCGGCGGCGAGGGTTTCGCTCTTGGCCTTGGCGGCGGAGAGCTCCTTCGCAAACGATTCGGCCTCGGAGGCCTTGCTGGTGAAGGCGGACTTGAGCGCCTTGAGGGACTGTTCGAGCGTCATGGTTTGGAATTGAGTGAACGCGGCAGTCAAGCGACCCCTCGCGAGCGGTTGCGGTTTTTCTTCGCTTCCTTGTTTTCGTCGGAGTCGGTGTCGACGGCCTTGTCGCCGGATTCGGCCTCTTCGTCGGCCTTCTCGGAAGACTTCGGATCGGACTCCTTTTCCTCCTCGTCGCCTTCGGCTACGGGGTCGGTGTCGTCCTCTTCGTCGTCGCCTTCTTCGCCTTCGTCTTCGTCAGACTCGGGCTCGTCCTTCTTCTCCTCATCTTCGGATTCAGGCTTTTCCTTGTCCTCGTCTTCGGACTCGGGCTTCTCTTCGTCTTCGGACTTCATGTCCTTCTCTTCGTCCTCGCCCTCTTCGCCGGGCTCGTCTTCGGACTTCTTGGACTTCTTCGACTTCTTGGGGTTGGCTTCCATGCCGTCGTCTTCCTCCTCTTCGGGGGACTTCTCGGACTTGGCGGCCAGCGCCTTCTTGATGGCGGCGGACAGACCCTTCACGCCGGCGAGCGCGCGGGCGTGGGCCATGCGGGAAAGACCTTCGTCTTCCTCGTCTTCGTCTTCGGATTCAGGGGAGACGTTGGACGGGGAGCCCGAGCCTTCGTCGTTGGCTTCGTCCGCCTCGATCTGGGCGGCCACGGCCGCGTCGAGGGTTTCCATCAGCTCGTCGAAGCCGTTGACCAGGGAAGTGACAAGGCCGATTTCGGCGGCCTTCTTGCCGGAGAACTGACGGCCGTCCATGTCCGCCTCGGAGGCGAACTCGCGGACAAGGAGCACGTCGGCCTTGAAGTCGGCATGAATCTCGTCGACCTCTTCCTGCAGCATGGCGCGCTGCTCGTCGGAGAGGGACGTGCCAGGGATGCCCGTTCCCTTGAGGGAGCCGGCCTTGATGACGTCGACGACGACGCCTTCGCTTTCAAAGGCGGCCTTCATGTCGTGGTAAGCGATGTAGCAGCCGATCGAGCCGACGGAGCTCGAAGGCGTCGCGTAGAATTCCGAGGCCTGCGAGCCGAGCCAATAGGCGGCCGAGCAACAGTCGCCCGAGGTGAAGGCGATGGTCTGCTTCTTGCATTCGCGGATGCGCTTGGCCAGCTCAGGGACGCCGACGGACGTTCCGCCAGGGGAGTCGATGTCGAGGAT